CCCTTACATCCGGGACTTTTGATGGCACTAATACCATAGCCACACTGAACGCGAATGGTGAAGGATTGTTGGTTTATGTCGGTTCTGATGGTAACGGCATTATCCTTTCAAATGTCGGCGCTGTAGCTCTGAGTTAATCATGAGAATCCATAATGTGCTTGCCCGGAAGTATATGGCAATGCTATATCGCTCTGGGCTTAACAAAACGAAAGCTAACGCTCTGGCTGCACTAACTGTAGCCGAGGTTCAGATTCTTGATGGGGCTACTCTAACTACTGCCGAGATTAACAAGCTCGCAGGGATTGGTTCTACACAGTCAGAAATTGACAATATGTGTGATAAATCTGCCCGCAAGCAGGAGCTTACTGAAAGCGGGGCTGTGTCTGATTGGATCAATATTATTGAACTAAATCACGCAACCGTAGCTATTGACGCAACAATCCAGTATTTAGACAGGCACCCCGGGCTGCTTATTATCAGAGACACCAGCGCAAGCGGTACAGCAGCTCACACAGTAACAATAGGGACGGCAGGCGAGACTTTTGATGGGACGAATAACAAAGCCACGTTTAACGCTCCCGGTGAAACCCTGCTTATCTATGTGCCTGAAAATGTTGCTGCTGACGGAGTGTTGTTTAAGAACATTGGCTCAGTCGCCATGAGTGCGGTATAGGAGGATTTATGACTGGACAAGAAATGCTAGACCAACTCGCTCTGCGACTTGAAGACCCCAATGAAGAGGTGTTCACAGAGGCAACTAAACTGACTTCGTTGAACAACAATCAGCTCAGAATATGCTCTTTTGTTAAACAGGAGTATTTGACTGAGATTGAGGTTTTGGAATCAGCGGTGGCCGTAGCCGGAACACCAACCAAACTCCTGGCGTTCTCAGGACTTGCCAACACCCCGCTGGTTGATGGTATCCAGATGATCGCCGATGACAACGGTATCTTCTGTAACAAAGTTACCGTGAAAGACCTCAAGGCGCTGAATAACACATATTTGGCCGCAACCACATCAAATCCGTACTACTACATTTATTCCGAGAATATCTATGTAGTGCCGAGTTCAATCACGGCTATTGACGTGTATTACCTGAAACAACCCACTGCTCTTGCTGCAAGCGCCACTGAGTGCGAACTTGCAACAGCACTTCACTGGATGATCGTAAACTTGGCCGAAGCCGACCTGTTTTATCAAATAAACAGGCTTGATAGGGCACAGGCTGCCTATGAAAGGGCTTTTTCTGACGCCAAGATCATTAATGAAAAGCCAACGCTTGAAGAGGCTATATCATGACATTCAGCGTAATGGCTGACAGGGTAATAAGGATCACAAAACAACTCAAGGCCGAAGCCCTGCATTATTTGTATGAAGCGCAAACTGACTTCATCCAGCGCACTAATTGCATGCAGAAGATCAAATACTGGCCAATCACGCCCGCTACTGGGACAATAACAACCATTGAGACCGATAGCGGGTATGCGAAATATACCACTAGCGCAGCACACAGCCTTGCGGTTAATGATTGGGTGGCAATTTGGGACACATCTGGGTATAATGGTATTCAACAGGTAACAGCGGTTGCAGACACCACCCATTTTACCACAGACAGGGCTTATAGTGCGGATGAAAGCGGTTTGACTGCTACATTCAGGTATGGGTTCCAATTCGACCTGCCAGATGATTATGTTGATTTCACAAGGATTGACTGGGAAGGCCAGCGCCTTGATCAGTATAATTTATTTGATTATGAGACCCTGGCTGAAACAGACGGGTTTGAATTAAAGACCCAGGGCGATCCAAGCGGGTTTTGGATGGAGGCTGATATTATCAGACTACTCCCAGCGCCCACAGATACAAGCTCGCTTACTATGAGATATGTGTATTATGATACAACCAGCGCACCAACCAGCCCAATAATCCCATCTAAATATCACCAGTATTTGGTTGACTATGCTATTGCTACACAACTTGAGTCGCAAGACCTTAAAGGGAGTGATGATAGAGTTAGGTTTTATTGGGAGAAATACGGGACAAACGCTGACATGGTATCAGCTAATTATGCTATGAGGGCTATTTCAACATAAAGGGGTAGCGAGTGATCCAACGCAAAGAATACATTGACTGGAAAGGTGTATTCACAAATGCTGACACAGCAAAGCTAGTCGATGGCATGGTCGAGGAGCTTAAAAACTTCCGACCCGTCAACGGACAGCTCGAAAAGACCTTTGGATTCGGTGAGGTAGCTGGTATTAATGCCGTTACTCTGGGTGGCGGTACAGTTATCAATGTCATTGTGTATAATCACACAGAATTTACGAATGAATATGCTTATATAGCTGTGATCCGAGCGTCAGATACCAGTATTGATGTAAAGTATTGGGATGGGAGCGCCTGGACATCACTTCTAGGCTCCGAGACACCATCAGCCTATAGAACGAGCGCTAGAGACCCTATTGTCATAGCCGACAAGGTTTTAAGAGTTTTAGCCTCTGAGGGTGAGGTTCCCTCTGGTGCTGTTTCATCCCTGTCTATAACAGATGGGGGGTCGAACTATCTTGATGGGAGTCTTGTATTCTCAGGTGGCGGGGGTTCAGGGGCTTCTGGAACCTTCACGGTTTCAGGTGGTGTAATTGACACACTTACCCTCACAGATGGAGGAACCGGCTATACATCCGCCCCAACAGTAACCCCTGATCCACTAAAGAGTTTAAATTGGGCTTTAACCACAGAGGGGACTGACGATCAGGGTGATACATACGCCAAGGTAATTAATGTTGGCAATTATTATATAGTCTCTAATTTGGCAAAGTTGTTGTCATATACCTGGGACGGCACAACCCTTACCTATATTGATAGTGTTACAACAGCGAATGTAGCCCACGACTTAACAACAGATGATACATATATTTATACCGTTACTGACACTGGCAAGGTTGAAGCTTATAGCCTAAATCAAAGTACTGGGGCAATGGCCTTGATAACGACACGCACAGGCGCAGGGAGTAAGGGAATATTGGCCTATGGCGGGTATATCTATTTTGCATCTACCAGCACTGTGTATAGTGTCACTTTCGATGGGTCATCTTTTTCTGATGTTGATAATGAGTCGTTAGGGGGAACAGCCTCAGAAATCACAGGGTTGTGGCATGATGGCACGTATCTTCATGTTTTAGGCAGGGGGGGAACTCTTGGAATCATGGCGTTCCTCACAACCTCTGGTAGTTTTGGGACGGTTATAAACAATATAGTCCCTACAGGTGATGTTGGGTATGATATAGGAGGCGATGGGACAAATCTTTATGTAGCAGACGAGGCTAATGGAGTAGAAGCGTTTTCCTTCGATGGTTCAAATTATTCTACCGTTGGGAGTATTGATGATGGCGGTAATTATAAAGGTGTCCATTGTTACGGGTCAAGAATTTATTGCTCAAGTAGCGCAGGGATGTTTACCTATGTTATCAATAGTGGGACGTTCTCAGAATCACAATCAAGCCAGAATACAGACATTAATGGTATTGGATGTTTTGCCGATTCAAACGGGGTTTTAAATGCAAGGTCGGGTGCGGGACTGTCTGCCTATTCATTCACCAACACCGACACAGCCATATTAGTAGCAAATGTAAATGCCAGCAATGAATCAACTGGTCTTTGGATCGGGTATATTGATAGAGATTTTTACGATGAGCTTTATAGCCCCACAGCAGGGTTCTATGCCTATGATAAAACACCCCTGACACCGGATTCATATGAGAACACAAGTGGGGTAGATGTAGATTTATCTCTTAATGGATGGGGAGATTCAGCATCCAACACAACAAAACGGTATGTACGATATGCCTGGGTTTATGATGGCAACCAAGAATCAATGCTTAGTGGGTTGATCTATACAACTATTGATGATGACATTGATAAAGCATATTTTAGGTTAAAGCTGTATGATGGTACAGCCACTAATACCCGGAGCAACTACCGGATTACCGGGGTTAGGGTCTATGAAATGGACTCTGCCAGCAAGACTGCCACAGCGACACTTATCAATGAATATTCTTTTACACAGAAAGCAGCGAATAAAGAGAACTTTAGTTCAGCGGGGAAGGCAAAAGATGCCTTCTGGATTAATGATGATGCAATAGGGTCTAAGACAAGCGGATCATACAGTGCTGATCAGGTTGGCGCCACCGTAAGAATTAAAAACTATGTCTCTGGTGACGATTTTACCAATATAGGGGCTGCCTCAAATGCTACAGGGGTCGAATTTGTTATTTCAGGATCAACGCCTACAACATGGACAAATGGGTCTGAGCTTGTATTCTTACCTCAAGTTGGCGATTGGGTTGATACAGGATATGATACGGCAGCGGATTATGAGCAAATCACTGCTGTAGAAGAACTAACAGACGGGACGTGGGTCCTAACCACAGCCGGCATAACCTGGGTTGAATATACAGTGACATCAGGGGATTGGGACCTATCACAGTCAGACGCAGACAACTCTAAGTATGCAAGCGGGTCTGGGTCAGGCTATTATGGTGAGAATGTAATTATTGACGGCACTGTTGATTTTAACGACCAGAACTCTATTGGCTTGACAGTCGCATCATGTAAAACAGACGGCACGGCGGCGCATACGGGTGGATCAGCAGCAGGAGATAATGACCTTCTAACCGTTTTAGAGGTAAACAAACATTGTGTTTTGGTCGATAGCGATTCAAACGCGCAAACAACTTTTAGATACAACATAGCAGCACAACCTTATGTCTTCTATCTTAACAATAGCGATTATCATTTATATGCCATTCTTGATTTTGGGAACAAAGAGGGCAGCTCATACGGGTTACAGGATGTTGTGTCTATCAAGGTTAATTCTGATTACGCCAAGGTTATTGGTGGCAGGATGTTTCTGGGGAATTGTGTCTTAGACCCGGGCGGGGAGAATGAAGAGCAAGGGTCTAGTATATGCTATTCTGAGCTTGATCAGTACGATGTCGTACCTGTTTCAAACAGAATCCCCATAAATGACCGTGAATCATCAGGAGTCACTGGTATAGAAGAACTTTTTGGGAACGTGGTGGTCGCTCTTGGTCAATCATTGCAGATCATAAATATAAAGGCCGACCCAAACACGCCCGCAAACTGGATTAAAACGGAATCACCCCATAACATAGGGAATATAGCCAAACAGGGGATGATCAGTGTTTTGGGCAAGGTTTATGTCTGCTATCACGACGGAATCTACGCCTTGAGTGCAAACAACCTGGCAGACACAGATTCCACACCAACCGAGAAATTGAAAATAACCAATCCGATAGAAGATACCTACCAAGCCCTCACAACAACACAGAAAGAGGCGATAGAGGCCGAATACGACCAATTAAACAGTGAAATAGTCTTTAACCTGAACAGCGAGTTTTGGGCTTATTCTGTTATAACAGGGTTTTGGAGAGAAATAACCACAGGTGAAACCGTTAGCATGATGATCGTTGACGAAGACGCCGATATTCTTGTATTCAACAACTCAGACCAAAAGTTTTATAATACAAAAGTGAGTGAATCAGTAGCCCCGGGTGTAAAGGTAAAACGTGAGCATGTTTCTTATGATCGCAAAGAGCTTATAAGGTCAATAACGGTGAATAACCCATATACAGACCAACTCACAGTAACGCCTTATGTTGATGGGGTGGCAAAGACAGCAACCAACGTGTCTGGGAGCACAGCAAAAGCCGTAGTGCCAGTGAATAACTGGGGCTATGATTTCCAGTTTAAACTTGAGTGGGCTGCAAGCACTAATGATGTTAAAGTAAAAAGGGTGGTGGCAGAATATGATCTTGAAAATTAAGGGCAGGCAAAGGCCAACAAAAAAGAGCCTTAAAGAGGGTGAGGGCGTGGTTATTGAACATAAAGCAGCGCAGTATTCGCCAGAAGAAAAGGCTGGTAAATTCCTTTATTTGAGGGTTGGTGATAGTTTATTGAGAACTAAATTAGAAGAAGTTGAGTGGAGGGAATGAGATGCCAGTAGCAGCAGCACTATTAGCAGGGGGCACAGCCCTTGCCAAATACGGGTTATCAAGATATAACATTAAGAAGCGTGGGAAATTTGCCGGTACCCCGGAGGGCATAGAATTAGCCCGCAGAAAGCGTGAGGGGAACTTAACTCCTGAGATGGAGCGTGAAATTCTTGCACAACAGAACAGAACACTTTCTGCACAGTCAGAAGCCGAAACAGCACGAACCAAGGGTAGGCTTATAAAGAGTGGTATGGGTGATTCTATTTCCGGGATCAGGGCATTGTCCCAACCCAACACAAGACGCATGGCGGAATTAGGCTATACATCCAGGAATATTGCCGCCAGTGAAGCGCAGGCTATGTCTGAGGCCAAAAGCCAGTTTGCCGGAGGCCAAAGTCGTTTTAATGAAGAAACGCGCCAGCTTAAATCCCAAGCCACAGGTGAGTTAATAGGCGGTCTCAGTGGTGCATTAGGTGGTTATTTACAGAGCAAACTTTCAACAAAACAATCAGCACTGGACTTTAGCCGGCAGAAAGAACTCGCTGAAATCAAATCCCTTACCCCTGAAGAAAGAATAATGAGGGACATCCAAGCAGAATCCGCAGGAGGCGGCGCACCACTTACAGAGCTTACAGGGAAGGGCTATACCCCGTCTTCATACAGGAACAGCGCTGATCTCATAGGTCAAGGAATGGATATTGGAGCCATCCTGGGGCGTGTCCAAAACAGTGCAAACCCAAACAAAGACGATGTTTTTAGACTACAGGAGTTGTTACAATCAGAGGGCTTGTACTCTGGGGCAATAGATGGTATAATGGGGCCGGGGACACAGCTAGGCATTGATCAATTAGCCGCAAGAAACAAATACAGAGCTAGATAGCAGGGTTAACATGCCACAACCCACAGCAGCGAATTTAATTGAGTACACAAAACGGACAGGGAAGTTATATCCCACAGTTAAGAACGAGGAACACTACTTTAAAGTAACTGGTCAGCGTGTCCCGTGGTATAAAGAGAAAAAGGAAACAGCAGTCCAGAGGCTCGCCAGGGTAAAAGCTGAGAGAGCGTTGGCTAAAAAGCCCGAGACTGTTCAAACAGTTGGTGGCAAACCCATAACAAAGATTACCAAGGAGACCAAAGAGCGTGTTGCCTACCGAAAGGCCAAGGCAGAGGAAAAGAAACAGCTTACCCCTAAAAAGGGGAGAACTATTGAAAAAGCTGCTGCCAGCTTTGGGAAAAGAGCAGGTGAGTTGTCTGGGCTTGAGAAAACAGCAGCAGCAGTCGCAAGCAAAAGGATACAGGAGCAGATTGAAAGTGAGGGGTTAACCGACCCTGAGAAGATAGAGAAACGAAGAAAAGAGCTTAAATCTAAAATTGACCCTGTACGTGAAATACTGAAGACTACTCGCGCATCATTAGCAGACTCAAGCCAAATGCTTGTTAATATCCAACGTAGGCCAGAGATTTTCGGCAAAGATCCGGATGTGGATGTTATTTTCCGCAACACCCAAAACTTTGAACAAGCCCTGGATGAATTTAATCAGACAACAGAAGGCTTAACAGCACAGATAGTTAATGAACTTGGGCAAAAAGGACAGTTGGGGCCAGCAGGGGAATATTACGACAAGCTCGCTCGCCAAAAAGCTCAAGAAGAAGCCTCAAAAGCTATTGCCGCAAAATATGGATATTCACTGGAAGATATGGAAAGATACCTAGCCCTTGTCAAGGAAGGCATTGATGCCCCGTAAATTATTTGACCAAGACCCGCTAGACCTATCATCCTTTGACATCAAGGGCATGGCAGACGACATCTACACCCAAGTGAGGGATGAGACCAACCCTGTCTATAAAGCAGCTAATATCCTAAAAACCCAGTATGAATCAGAAGTAGATGAGGCACTTAAGAAGGTTGAGGAGGAAGAGCTGAAAAGGGTTGAAAAACAATTAGGCCAGCTGGTTATCCCCGCAGACCCCACAGAGCGAGGGGAGCAATTAATTACGGCATTTAAAGCTGGTATTGGTGATGTGGGTCAACTTATTGGCCGAGGAATAGAATTGGGAGCTAAAGCCCTCAAGGAATCTCCATTAATGGGCTTTAGTGTTGACCCAACACATGTGCCAGCCCTATCTACCCCGGGAATCACGAAGAAATTAATGACTCCGCTTCCAGAAAGCTCAAAAGCACAATTAGATAAATACGCAGAACTGGGCGATAGGATCAGAAAAGACGCCGAGAAATTGAGTGAGAAGAATACTCAATTTGCAGAGTTAAAAGAATTTGAGTGGATAGACTTGGCAGACCCAAACTTTTATTTTACAAAGGGGGCAAGAACGGTTCCCTTGTTAGCAACATTGATTCCTACAGCGGTAGCCGGAGGTGCTGTAGGATCGGGGCTAGCTACAGCCGCAGGCGCAGGGGCGCTAGGCATAAACACTGCCGGTGCAATCATGTCGGCCATATTCTCAAGACCGGTTGAATCAGCAATGGAAGCTCTTGGCACTTATAATGAATTAACAGAAGCGGGGGTTGATCCGAGCGTCGTAGCGGAAGAATCAGCCAAGGTGTTCAAAAAGAACCTTGGTCTTGCCGGTATGGATGCGGTGCAGTGGGCATTAGCTTTTGGTAAAATACCAAAACCAGCCAGAAAGGGCTTCGTCAGGTTTGCTCAGAAGGTTGCAGCATCTAAAACAGGCAGGGCGGCTAGATTTGCGATTGGGGCTGGCTCAGAGGGTGAAGAAGAGGTCATACAGGAATACTTTGTTGACCAAGCAAGAGCAGCAGTGAAGGGTGAGGCCGATCCAGACTTCTTAAAAGCACTAATGCTATCAACACCAGAACAACGCGAAGTCTTTGCCCTGGGCGCCATGACAGGCACTATATTCCAGACGGTTGGTGAGGTAACTACCGGGAAGATGTCAAAAGAGCAAGTGGATAATGTTATTGGAGAGGTATTGGAAGGAAACAAAATACCATCCGAAGAAACCAGGAGGGCAGAAGATGAACGTATTAAAAAGAATGAGATTATTCCTGAACCACCAAAGGTTGCTGAGGACTTATCAGAAATGGCAGTACAGCAACAACCCCCTATTAGTGAAAAGAGGGAATACGACCCTTCGGGTAAAGCAATCGAAGATACGAGAATACTTAGAGAATCATTAGCAGAGGATATCCAACCATCCAAATTAAGCAAAGAGGACATTGAAACCCAAAAGACAGTGAAAAAAGTCCTTGATGTTGACCTTGTATTTACAGAGGGCATGGACACAGCCAACGGCGTTGTCATCCCGGAAGCAAAGGGCACAATATTCGTTGATAGAGGCGCTGACAACCCCGTGATGGCCGTTATAGGGCATGAATGGACACATGACCTTAAAGCACGGAACAAGGGCTTATATGACGAATTGCTGACTATTGCAGATGAAATGGATTCCAAGGGGTTAAGCCAAAAAAAGGCTAGCCTTAAAAGTCGCTATACCAGCGCCAATAAAAAACGGGCAGCCGCAGGGGAAGACCCACTCGCCATACCGACACAAGAACAGATTACTGACGAAATAATCGGTGATTTCATGGGTGAGAGGATGCACGACCAATCATTTTGGGAGCGTGTTGAAGCAAGAAGCCCGCAGTTACTTCAAGACATGATTGCTTACATGAAAAAGGTTGTTGCCAAGCTGAAGGGTGAAATCCCGGAAGCATACAAAACAGGTGACTTATTTAAGACCAAAGAATCCCTTGAGAAAGCTATTAACATAGCGTCTAATGTTGTAGCGAAAAAGTCGGCAGAAGCTAAGTTGGCAAAAAAGAGCGAGATTAAAAAGGCTACTCCCGAAACAGCAGACAGTTACAAGGAAAAGTATGCTAACAAAGACGGGTGGGTGACAGTCAGGGTATTAGACCCCACCAAGAAAAAGGGGACACTCAAAAGAAAGCCCTATATCCTAAAAACACGAGACATCCTTGAAACCCCCACTGGTATTGAGATAGTAGATAACAACGAGGGCGTAACCTATAAACTTGATGAAGTTGAAATCGCCGGATCATCCCTACAGCGAGAAACGGCAAGAGCCAAGGCGAATACAGTAAACGCCAGACTTGATGAACTTGGATTAAAAGGAAAAGAGCGAGTAACCCAGAGGAAGAAGATTAATTCAGAATCAAAGAACTTTGGAAATCTGGCAATCGAAGTGGTGGAGCAAGAGAATCTCAACCCCGCCAGACTTAAAGAGATCGCCACTGAAATGGGCATGGAAGAATTGCTTGGCAAGCAAGGCACTGACAGCCAAATCCAACAGATATACCGTGATGCAGCCAGCCAACTGGTCTTTGAAGAATTTGGATTTAAGGGCAATCCCAAAAATGTTGTAGATAGGCACAAGGCCACTGAGGGGTTAAAAAAGAAAGTCGGAGGGGGCGTCGGAGAAAAAGCACTAATTGATACAGATAAATATTATAAAGCTGTAGATCGTGGAATATTCCAAGAGATAGTCTCAAAATCAGTACAGAAGGATGGCCAAAAACTATTAGACGCCATAGATTCAGGTGATATAGATGTTTTGAACCAGCTAATTTTAAAATATCAGCGTGACGCGGGGATATCCCAAGGCGGCGGTGGAGTTGGCCCCAAGAAAACAAAACAAGCCAGACATGGTACAGCACAATTGTTTAGATTAGCCACTGATGCTATTAAGGAATTAAAGGGGAAACTCAAGGAGGCATCAGAAGGTAAAGCCTTAGAGGAAAAGGCTATATTTCAACTTAAAGACACCTACTTTTCACAACTCACCAAATCTGTAGAGGACATGACCCAAAAGAAAGCCCCACCGAGTCAATGGATGGCGGTTATCCGCAAGCAACCAGGGGTTAAAAAAGAAGAAATTGAATGGTCTGGCTTGGAGGAGTGGCTATCCGACCAAAAGGGCAGTGTCGGCAGGGAAGATGTGGTAAACTACCTGAAGGCCAACGAGATCAAAGTTACTGAGACTGAGCTAGCAGACATTGGGACGGGTATAGTCACAACCCCGAATGAAGAAGAGCCAAATATATTTGAAGTGTTCAGGGCAGATGATCCAAAGGGCGAGTTCTACGGGACTCTAGGCGAGATAATAGAACTCCCAGACGGCACATACAAGGTGAATGTCCCAAGCATAAATCAGGCGATATTTGACACCAAAATCGAAGCCGAAGAGTATATTAAGTCATCAAAAGTTTTAGGGACTCAAACCAAATTCGGCCAATACACCACCCCCGGAGGCCAGACCTACAGGGAGTTATTGCTTACGTTGCCACAACCAAAAATAAATAAAACATACAATGAGTGGCTAAACGAGAACTACACAGGCGTTGACAGTAAAGAAGCTCGTGAATTATACAAAATTCAAATAGACCCAGACACCCCAAATTTCACATCATCCCACTTCGACCAACCCAATGTATTAGCCCACATCCGCTTTGATGAACGCACAGACTCAGAAGGCCGTAAGGTGCTCCATATAGCAGAGATTCAGAGTGATTGGCATCAAAAAGGGCGCAAAAAGGGGTATATGGCGAATGATGCTGTCGGATATTATGGAGACCCAAAAACGAATGACTGGGTTCTAACAGACAAAGACGAAAATGAAGTTGGAAGATACAGGCACTCTGAATTTGGGAATGGGAGTGCCGCAGTTCGCTGGCACAATAATACAGGTGTCCCCAACGCCCCATTCAAGACCACATGGCCTTTACTCGCCATGAAACGCATGATCCGATATGCCGCAGAAAACGGCTTTGATGCTGTCACATGGGACACGGGAGAGATTCAGGCAGAACGGTATGACCTGAGTAAGCAGTTAGACAAGGTTGTCTGGAACAAAAGTAGCAAGTTATTGTATGGATATAAATCTGGTGATGAGCTTATAAGAGAAAGCAATGTCACAGAAGCCAATCTTGCTGACTACGTGGGGAAAGAGGCGGCTAAGAAGTTGTCTATAGAGGACTTAGAAAGAACGACCCCTCAAGACATACGCACAATCTCTGGCCTTGACCTAAAAGTTGGCGGCGAAGGCATGGCCGCATTCTACGACAAAATGCTCCCATCCATGATAAACAAGTATGTTAAGAAGTGGGGCGGGAGAGTTCAGCCGGTAAAGATTAGTATTGGTGCTAAATATGCAGCGCATAGTGGGAATAAATATGTTGTAGTAGATGAACAAGGGCTTGATTGGTTTTCTACAGGCTCAAGGGAATCCGCGCAAAAAGAGTTGGAGCGCATGGTAAATGCGAATCCAGATGGTCTTTATAGGGTAGTTGAGAATATAGAATCAAATACAGCCCATTCCCTCACCATAACCCCCCAGATGAAAGAGGCGGCTCTTGCGGGACAGCCACTATTTCAACTAAAGCAATCTGCTTTTACAAAAGGCGAAGAGAAGAAAGAAATTAAATCTAAAGCCTTTCTAGAACACCTTGACTATTTTGGAGACAGAATATTGCCAGAAGACTCTAAAATCCGCACCCTCAAGAAGCGGATACAGCGCATCAACGGGTTAAGGTTGTCTGGCAAAATAACCACTCAAGAAGCCAACCGTAGGGCTAGGGGTATACACAGAGAGTTAATCCAGACAGCGCAAGCCGAGGGCGTTTCCATAAGGACAACCAGGGGGGGCAAAAGCTTTGTCTCAGTACGCAAATCCGGGGTGTATGTACCAGAAGAGTTTAGCAAATACGATAAGTTTAAGGATGTCAAGCCAACTTTTGGCGGAGGGAACGATTTAACAAGGTTTATACAGGAAATAGACGGCTCGCTAACTGTTAAGCAAAAAGCCAAAATGAAGGGGCAGGCGGGGCAGGTCGAGCAGAACATCCTTTGGCCTTCAAGAGATATTTCAATCCAAAAGATGAAATGGTTATCAGAAAAACAGGCTGAATTGAAAATCTTATTAGCCGGTATCAAGCCCAGCTCTAAAAAAGACATTGCTGTAACTGATGTACTAAGGGTTATAAGTAGTGGTGATAATATTGAAACGGCACTTACTAAAAGTCAAACCAAAGATCGTGGTATTGCAGCCAAGGCAGTTAGGCTCAGAGACTTTTACGACACTATGCTAGATGAACAGAATGTTGCCCGCGAAATGAGAAATCAACCATTAATCCCCTTCAGGCGAGACTATTCACCTGAGATGCTAAGGGACGCTACTATATGGGAACGCGTCTTTAATCGCAAAAAAGACCCAAATGAGATTATAAAAGATAAGACACTGCCTGACTATATAAGACCAAACAAGCCGTTTAACCCAAGAGAACTTGCCAACGAACACGGCATTCCTTATGAAGAGCAGGTAAAATCAGCCGTTGACCTAGCTAGCAAATATATGGTAACAGCCTCTAAAGACATTTTCAACACTTCGATTATTGAGAACAATAAAGCATTTATCCAACAAATGGAAGCCCTTGAGTTAAACAATGCAGCGCAAGCGCTAGGGCAGTGGACAGCCGAGACATACGCAGGCTTGGAAAATCCTATGGACAAGGCCATCCCTAAAAAAATGAAGTCTTATATGCGCAAGTTCAATCAAATAAGAAACATGGCTGTATTCCCCTTTAACTACGCCTGGTCATTAGTTACCCAACCGTCATCGTTTGCATTTACCGCCATGAGATATAAGCCCACAAACGTTTTAAAGGGTATGTATGATTGGGCGCAGCCAGAGATTAGAAGGCAGGCCGCAGAAGATTATTATTCCTTTATAGTCAAAACAACCAAAGAGGGGCGGCTTTCACGGCAGGATGCAGAAAACCTTATTGGTGGTGACGTTAGGATATATGAAAGCCCAGTAGATATGCTACACGATGTCTCAACACTCTTGCTTGACCAAATAGAGCGATTGCTTACAGGCATATCAATTAGAGCCGCATACCATGAGGGTAAATCCAGAGGGCTAAAGGGTGCGGCATTAAGACAGTTTGCCTCAGATGGTGGCGCTAAAACCCAATCCATGTATAATGATGAAGACAAGCCCAGGATACTCAAAAGTTTAGGTGTAAAAACGGCCGCACCGTTCCAAACCTTCGCCTTTGAGGTTAAAAATACAATAAGAGAAGTGGCTGGTAAAACAGGGACACCGCCAAGCACCCAGATGGAAAGGATTATGTGGGGAATAAGGTTTACTGCTGCTGCATCAGTCTTCCAGGCTTTTGCTAAGTGGTGGTTGGGCAAAGAGGTATGGAATTGGCGCAGACCGCCATTGCCTTTCGCTGAATTTTGGCTAAATCCCATAATTGACAAACTCTCAGGGACATATAGCAGCGGAACGCGCAACCTCCCATCCCCAGTAAGCACAGCCACTCGTGTTTCTAAGGGGATTAATGATTATTTGGTAACTGGTGACACCAGAAAGTTTAGAAACGAATTTATAAAATATGCACCGGGCTTTTTTAATATACCAGGTGGGGTTCAGATTTCACGACTTGTAGATGCTACAATAGCTTATTCAGAGGGTGGGATTTATGACCGCAAGGGCAGACTCATGTTCCCAATAGAAACAGATGATGATTTGATAAAAGCAGTAATCGGAGGCGTTTGGGCAACCAAGGGCGGGCAAGAATGGCTTAAAAAGCGTAAGCCTAAAAAGTCACCCATAGAAATATTTATAGAGAGACAAAAAAAATGAGAGCCTGGCTACAGGTGATTTCCATAATAAACTGCCGTTATGCTGGTCATACGCCAGGCTCTTTTATATTATTATTTAACAAAGATAAGGCTATATTCACAGCAAGGAGCTAATTATGCAAACAGCACTTTTAAGATTAAAAAACAAATACCACAAATTAGTCACAGACAATTCGGCTGAGATATTTTTAGATGAACCGTGTGTAGTGGGTGATTTAACAGTGAGCAACCCGAATACCTCAGAGGTTTGGATTCAGATATTTGACTTGGCTAATTCAGGGGTCACAGTGGGAACCACAACCCCAGACCTGTCATATCCATGTCCTCCGGGCGATGGGACGAACAGCAATACCTCAACTATCATAGGTAGTAGCTCACCGACTCACTTCGCTACAGGATTTTCTTATGCAATAACAACAACAAGAACTGGCAGTACAGCCCCGACACTAGATGTAGTAGTGAACGGGAAATATAGAAAGGGATAGATCATGCCAGGCCAAAGATTCCCAGATGTGTTTAACTTTTCAGGGATATGGAGACCACCCTCTGATGCTGTGGTAAAGCTTAGTGATAACGCAGGAGCCACAGCGTTTTCAATTCACGACTCTGACGATGTAGAAGTTGCCTATATAGATTCAGATGGGAATATCTGGGCTGCCGGAAGCTCTACTATCGAGGTTGATGAATTAGTCGAAGGCACGTTAATTATTGATGTAACAGACACCGAAGCCCTGTTAGTTCGCAAGGACTCAGATGGCGGCGATGTTTTTACGGTTGACACCACAAATTCAAGGGTTATTGTTGGTGGGGATGTCTTAATCTCAGCCACATCTAAACTATATCTGGACGGTGGGGGTAACACATATATTTACGAGAAGATTGCTGACCAGGCAGTCTTTTATGCTGGTGGTCAAGACATTCTTTATGTCGGAGAGGGGTCTAATCTTGGGACTGTTGCGATTGGGATAACCCCATCTATCACTTCAAAATTATTAATTGGCGGTACAGCGAATATAGGTGCTGGGAATTTTGGTCTATTTGTTAGCTACACCGGCTCGTCAGGAGGGGTAGCTGCTAGCTTTGCAGGGATTAGGGTAGCCCCAACATACAATCAAACAGATGCTACTGGTGCGACAAAGGGTTATATCACTGGCGTGTATGTTGATGCTCTTGATGTAGATATTACAAGTGGGGCTGTGACTGATGTTGCCGGGATATACATCGAAGGCGCACCGACAGTAACTGGTTCTGGTTCAGCTACAAGCCTCTACGCTCTAAAGGTTGCAAGCGGTGATTCATATTTTGGTGGCAACTTAAATGCGGACGGCTCAGTTATCATGATGGGTTCATTGCCAACTTCCGACCCTTCGAATACAGGTCAACTTTGGAATGATTCTGGAACCGTAAAAGTTTCGGCTTAGAGGAGGACAAAATGACAGCAAAGAAACAGGCGAAGAAAGAAATCAACCCACTGGAACTGTTGAAGGAAAAGCGAGACATGCTCCTTCAAAGCATCCAGCAAGCCCAGGCGGTGGTAGAGCAGAACCGTGGGGCTTTGGGGATTGTTGAGCAGATGCTTGATGAACTCGAAAACCCGAAGGAGAAAGATTGAGTTTATACAGACATTGCAGCCAAGGGCACGACCTGAGCATCCATTTTGGGGTCAGGTTTCTCCCCAAGCGTGTTGTCAAGGGCAGAAAAAGGGGCATGAAATACTTCCTTGTTCTGAACGGGAAACTCATCAAGCAATCATCCAAACTTCCCATTATCGAAAAAGCCTATGTGGTTGAGGACAAAAAACTACATAAGGGCAATACCGGAGTAATGAAGATTGGCAAACACAAGCTAAAAGGCGGGGTAGTCGTTGAATAAGGTCTATAATATCTTCGGCTACAAAATGCGCCTGAACTGGTTTGAGGCACATCACATGTATTGGGGCATTCTCATTATGCTCTATGGAATATGGGGCTGTCTATTTTCATACAGGCTCTTTCTAAACTCTCAAAGTCTTATTTTTTCCTCATTTGCAGTAATCCTCCAAGGTCTGCATATATCATTAATAGGACTTGGGGTATATGTAGCCCGTGATGACATAGAACAGCATCACAAACAGGTAGATAGCCCCTACTATCATTCAGAAATTCATTATTGGTACAGGGGGGTATTACCACAATACCCGGGTATCCGATGGATAAATCAAAAGGTGGACTGGCTCTTAGGCCGCCCAGCGCTTGTTCTCCTAATAACAGCAGTGGCGGTCGCAATTTGGTATTGGAGTTGAAAAATGGACATTGCCGTGGTGGATTTATTAAACCAGGGGTCAAGGCTGGTTGTGACGGCCGGGGTGCTTGGCACAGTGGGATATTTAAGGGTTATCATGAGAACTATTGAGCTAAACAGTTTTAAACAAGAGGCGACCGACTATGCTCTTGAAAAGTCGTTGGGTAATGGATATTCTGCTCACAGAAAAGAAAAGCTCGATGAGTTAATGACTGAAAGCAAGTACCGGAAAACAGGCAAATAATGACCGAACAGCGGGATACAAGCACAAGGGGGAAATGGGAGCGCATTAAATACGCTGTCAAAGCTACTGTAAAAAAGCCCTTTACACTGTTTGAGAAAGACGGGAATGGTGGATGGGATACTCACGCTGTATCAAGAGTAGCGGTCATGACGGGGTTTATGACTGAATGGATGCACGAAATCTTCTATACCACCGGCACGTATCAACCCGCATGGAGCATCATTGTTCTTGTAGTCTTAATCCTAGGCTATGAAAAAGCACTTGATAAGATGGCAGAGATAAAGAATGGCAAACCTAGTCCCTAAGATCACGCCCTTTGTGCTTGCACTCATGGCAATAATCTTGGTCGGATATGCCACATGGACACTCAAGCCCCCAGAATACAGAGAAGTCCCCACACACGACACCCTGTATGTCCCCGCAGATTCAGCGACTATTATCAAGGAAGCCATTAGGGGTAAGATCGTAGGCACCTATGATGAGTTGGTCGAGAAGTTTGGCAAGGTGGTTAAGAAAGTACGGATTATTGACAGCCTTAATATTGTTGACAGCACTCATTGGGATACTCTTTTATACTCTATACCTACTCTCGAATCAAGGGATACCCTTAACTATTCAGGGGTGAGCCTATTAAATGAAGATACATTAAGAGTTAGTCTCAGGGTTAGGGTGTACAATCTTGCACTCTTAGAGCCAATTTACGCCATCCAAAACACGATTGTAGTAGATAGTATCAAAATAATTGTCCCCCCCGAGCCAGGGGCAAGCCTGCTGTCCAGGATTAAGGAATTGTGGTGGCTTCCCTTGGCAGGTGCGATTGCATGGGAGATTATTAGATAATGCCGAAGTTTGGACGCAGATCAAAAGAAAAACTGGAAACTGCTGATCCAATTTTGCAAAACCTGTTCAGGGTTGTAATCCAATTTATAGACTGCTCAATCATCTTTGGCAACCGTGAATCAGCCGAGCAATTTGAATTATTCAAAAAAGGCCGATCCTTTATTGATAATAAGTGGGTGATTACAGACAAATCAAAAGTAGTAACCTACAAAGACGGGTTCAAGAAAAAGAGCAAACATAACTACCTGCCATCCAAAGCCGTTGACGTAGTCCCATATCCTATTGACTGGGAAGATAGAGAGAAAGCATATTATTTCGCTGGAATTGTCAAAGGGATAGCGTACATGATGGGAATCAAAGTCCGCTGGGGAGGCGATTGGGATAGCGACAACGACCTCAAAGACCAAACATTTAACGACCTGTGGCACTGGGAAATCGTCGAATAGCTTAATATAATACCTCCTAGCCCCATGACTTCGGTTGTGGGGCATCCACTAAAATTGCGCAAACATAATTGCATAAAGTTCTTGCATTGTCGCTTTTTGTGTCTAAATTATGTCAAACAATGGAGGTAATATGAGCGAAGAACCAGCCCAACCATCAAATTTCGAGCTAGCCCACTCCTCATATTGTAGCGAATGCGAACAACCTGTAGCCGATGAATACGTCAGGGCTGTCCCGGTTAGTGAAAATGAGGTTGCGAATATCTGTGACTCCTGTTTGGATGCTGAATATTACCAGTGTGAAGCATTTCGGGACGGAGAGCAATGTCAAACATACCAGCGCGGGGTTGATGCTGACGACCCTTTAGGGATGTTCTGTAATTATTGTTACAAGCTTTTAAGGAGGCAGACAAAATGAAACTGTTTATCTACAAGCTAAAGGAAGCCATCATCTTTGCTCTTATATGCCTGATGACACTAGGTTTCCTGCACGTATTTTGGACAATCACCGCCTGGTTGTGTGGTGTGGATAGGGGGTATTAAATGAAAGTGTTTAGTGTTGAGAAGTTCAAAAGCAGCATGGATGGGGACAGTGTACGTGAGGCGTTGGAATCTGGGTGGCCGCAAAAATGCGAGGGGTTAACCGCAGAGGAAATGCTTAAGGCTGACTACAGGGTAAACGAGAGTTGGATGATTAAAAAAGAGGCCATTACCGTAACGCTAAAGATGGGGACTGGCAGGAAAATCGAAAGTTTTACAATCCCAGCAAAAACCAAAGACAACTTCACTTGGACAATCATTAACAAAATAACGGAACGGGGCTGGCAACTTGAGCCAGGTGATACAATCGAAATAAGGGAGGAATCTTGAACAGAATTGACCCAAAGAAGTTTGACACCTTCATGAAGCGCAGGGGGACGAAAAACAGTGTCATAGCAGAACGCTGTAAGGTCAGTCCCAGCACCGTTACGCGCTGGCGCCGTGGTGAAATCCCAATCAAATCAAAGTATAACAGGGTGATCTGCTACACGCTAGACGTGCGCATTACAACCCTGAGAAAATAGGTGGAAACATGGAAATTGTAAAGCCAGAACCAATCTATATCTCAGATGAAGCTCCTAGGCTAGAGGAGACAATTTACAGACTTGATTCAGGGTCACGCAGATTCTATTATATTTTAGATAAAGAAATAGAGTTTTTCGAGTCCATAACTACACTGGCAGGCGAGACCCTAAAGACTTCACCCTTTTTGGACAAATGGCGAGCTGATCTAGGCTGGGAGGAATCCAAAGCCTTTATGAACGAAAGGGCGTGTTACGGGACATCACTTCACATCTTGGCGGGTGAATACCTCATGGGGAACAAGCTGAACCTAGAGGATGACTATATTGAGGCCACACTACAGGCACAGGCGGCGTTAGATGGTGTAAGTTATAGCCACCTATGGGTAGATGACTTGAAGCGCGATATGCTCGCTTTTGCTCGGTGGGTTTATGATTATGATGTGACCCCTTTACTGATTGAACAAGTCTTGGTTCATGACGGACTAGGTGGGGCTATTGATCTTTATTGTGCGCTGACAATCAAGGAAAAAGGATTTTGGGGCGAAGTCTATAAATCGGGGGTTAATAAGGGCAAACCCAAGGAATCCTATAAAGAGCGCAGGGTTTCAGCAATCGTTGACTTCAAGAGTGGCAGGAAGGGTTTTTATGAATCACATGAGATCCAACTTAAAATGTACCAAGACTTATTTGAGGCTGTATTCCCCGATGATCCTGTAGATAAACTCTATAACTGGTCGCCCAAAGACTGGCGAACCGAGCCGTCGTATAATTTCAAAGACCAAACCCATTGTGATAGTCACGCTAAAATCCCTTATTTAAAAGGATTGGCTTTCTGTAATGGCAGGCCGAGGCCTAAAGACGTTACGGTCTATGAAGGGTCGCTGGAAATCGGACAGGACATGACCAAGAATTTTAAAACCATCCCTATTGAAGATTGGATCAGGGGACAACATAAGGAAAATGAAAACAATTAAGGGTGGCGCTATTATTAGGCTTATCTCTTTGAGCCTTTAAGGGGGCGTCACCCTTTAATCTAAGGAGAAGAAAGATGATAACAATTAAGACACAGATAGGCAAAAACGTAATCGAGGTAACAGCAGACAACGCCAAGACAGCCATTGAGGAATGCGCTTTTTTCCAAAACCTGCCAACAAAATGTCCCGTGTGTGGCGAACCAGTTAAGTTCACATTCAGGACACCACAGGATTATAAATTCTATGGCCTTGAATGTACGGGGCCGGATCACCACTCAACGAGTTTCGGCCAGCACAAAGACGGCGAAGGGTTGTTTTATAAAAATGCTGAACCGTGGACGTCATACAAGGATC